AAGCGAGGCTCAGTCAGCATCTTTTCAATTGAATCTGCTGTCAAAATCATTGAGCCAACATCGTGCTTTTTAGTCACAGCAAAGTTACTGCCGTCGTTCGACCCCAATATATTCAGGTTAGCGCTGCCATCGAATGCGCCGAAACCGTGGATTGTAATGTGGTGAAACTCATCGACTTGCAGTGGTGCGCCATCGTCACCTTGTAAAAGGCCCGTCCATTTATAGACGCGCATATGTCTGTCACGGTAGACAGTTTCCAACGCTCTAGTCGCCATTGTCTTCCTCTTCGTCGGCTAGTTCTGCTGCCTTCTTCATATCCATCTCGTTCGGTGTCTTGCGGCCAGCCTTCTTCGCCAACATCTTGGCAACTTTGCGCTCGAACGCCGAAGGAGTTTTCGTCTCCTCTTCTTTTTCTTCTTCTTCGATCTCAATCTCAATGGAGAACTTCATGTCATTTGCCTTTCGCGGCTCGCATATTGTCCACAAGGTTCGGGTATGGACGGCCCGACTTCTTCGCCATTTGTTTGGCTGCGGCCTTTTGCATTGGCGTTAGCTTTTTTGGCTCACCCAAATCTTTGGGGCGTGGCTTATCCCATACCTCTTTCATCATTTGCCTTTCTTCGCCATACCGGCTTCAGACATTGCGATGGCAACCGCTTGGTCGCGTGACTTTACCTTGTCGCCGCTGGATGACTTCAGCTTGCCAGCCTTGTACTCGCGCATGACTTTAGACACTTTGTCCTTCATCTTGTCTTTCGACCCATAATGCCCCGGCATTATTCGCCTCCAAGTGTTGAAGCGCCACCGCCAAGTCCAAGTTCAGCATCCATGCGTTCTTGCGATAGCAATGTGCGTGAACCGCGACGGCGACGCAATGCCGTCACAGCTTGTTCTGGTTTTGCTCCACTAGCAATAGATGCTGCTGGACCAGCAGGCTCACTTTGCTTTACTGCTGCTTGCGCTGGTTTTGCTGGGGCAGGCGCAGAACCGCCACGCAAAAGATTTTTTACACCTCTAACAATTGCGCTCATAGTTGCCTCATTAATGGAAGTTCAGGAAGTCCTACTTCAGAATCAACACGCTCTGTTGACAACAGGCTTCGTGCGCCGCCACGGCGACGCGCATTGGCCTGTGCCATTAGACGCTTTGCCTCTTCAGCTTTTTCGACAGCTAGTTGTTCTTCTTGTTTTTTCAGACGCGCATCTTCACGGGCATTGGCTTGCCGCTGCAATTCCAGTTGTTCTCTGGCAGCGCGGTCGGAGCCGCCGCCGAATAATCCGCTCATACTTGCCTCACAATGCTCATTATGTAAAAATCACTGCGATCCGGGCCGTATGCCTGCAATGTCCCTTCGGTTTTAAACCCGATGGTTGCTGCCCATTTCACTGCCCGATTGTGATCGCACCTTACTGTAATCTGCTGTCGGTGTAAACACATTGATATCGCCGTGATATCAATAAATGCTTTGGCTCCGTGGCACATAAACAGTGGGTAGCGTCGCAGTTCTTCGTCGGGGATGAACCAGAGTTCCGCGACTCCCGGCCAGATGGCTCCTGCCCCAAAGATACCGACAGGTCTGCCGTGCAGGAGTACCGTTACTGCGGGTCCAAGTTCTGATTGGGCGTCGATCATCTGCTGCACTGATACCAAATTGCTAATACCAACGATGTCTTGGTTGTTGGTATTTATGTAACTAAAGTGGTCAGGTGCGTAGGGTACAAAAATCGCCCCAGTGGGGCGTTGGACTCGTTCGTTTAGTTCGATGGCGGTCATGCGAATACATCAAAATCGCTGTTGGCAATGGTTTGTGCTTGAAAAGTGCGGCCAGATATGGCTGAACTTTTGGTCATTCGGCGGTGTTCGCCGCCACCGAGTAACAGATACCCGAAGGCATCGCCAACGTGGGAGTGTTCGTTCTTGTTGGGTGCGTCCCGGAAGCGTTCTTGGCCTGATCCGATGGAGATTCGCTTGAAGTGGTAGCCGCCTGCTAGGGATTTGCGAAGCAGTTTGCAGGATTTGTCCACGATCAGTCCGGGTTTGCCGCCGATTAGTCGCTGCATGGGTGCGGCTGCGGCTTCCCGACGGACTTTAAAGTCGTTACTGGGGGTGGGTTGCGCTCGGAGGCCCAGTGTTCGCAGGTGATCGAAGGCGGTGACTTCGTAAATAGCGTCGCGCTGCATACCGGCGGGGTCGCCCCACACAAAAATCTGGGCATTGGGGTATCGGGCGTTCAATTCGCCGAGCAATTGCTGGCCGAAACGCTCAAGACCCATGTCGAAGGTGACGATTTCGTGCAGGATATTCCATGTACCTGCGTTGGTTTTCTGTCCGATGACGGCAGCGGGGGTCAAACCGAAGTCGAGACCGACTTGAATGGGCTGTGTTGGATCGTAATCCAAGTCAGCGGACATCATGTTATCGTCGTATTCGGGCCAGACTGGTCTGCCTTCTTGGACGTAGGTGTATTTTCCTTCGGCGTAGCATCTGATCCAGTCGAGGTTTTTCCCCAAGAGCATCTGCTGGTAGTAACCGGCAGGCAGGTTGGAGGTATTTTCAGCTTTAGGGTTGGGCTTCCACCATCGACCTGCGCTATATATGTGATCGTTTGCTTCAGGATTCTCTGGTAGTTCTGCCAAGTCTGCTTCTTCGATGCCTCCGGGCTGTCTGAAAAACTCCCACTTGTACGCCCCACTCATCTTCTCCTTTTCTGCCATCCTAAACCACCAATGGTCATCATCCATTGGGTTGGTATCCAGAATAATTCCGTGCCATGTCGCGCCACCATCCCGCTTACTGGGGTATCGTCCAACGCGATGCGTCAGCCCATCGATGACTGCCTTGGGCAATTCTCTTGCTTCGTTGACCCATGCGCCGGTTAACTCTAACGACAGTAGTTTGCGGACATCTTTTGGATCATCCAATGCTAGGAAGATGACTTCGCAATCGATACCGGCAGCGCCATCTCGGGCGGGTAATCGGATGTGATGGGTAATAGGTGGTGTATGCAGCAGGGGTCCGAAAGTCGCTTCGGGGAACATATCGATCCACGTTTTGATGGTCGTGGTTTTCAGCATGGGGTAGCTGTTTCGCACAATCGCAAAGCGGCTGTATTTGATACCATCCACAGGACTCGGCTTTTGCTGGACGGCCTTCATCATGATCTCAGCGCAGCAGGCGTAGGATTTACCGGAGCCGACTGGCCCCATGATGCCGCGCACGAAGGCTTTGGACTGCAAGAACTTCCAGACGATTGGGCTGGTAGAGAAGTCGAGGTTTAGCCCTGTCTGAGGTAGAACCTTACTGCTTGTCTCTTTGGTTTTCAACCTTGTCCCCTTGCGCGGATGGCATTGGCTACACCACTAGGACAACTGTCGCATTGCGGCTCGTAGGACTCAGCAATATTTGCACACGCCTCGCGCTCTGCTGCTGCGACCGCATTGGCAAAGTCAATAAAAATTTCAAGCGACTGTTCGTCATCAGTGTCGAAATCAATCAACTTAAAAAGCTTTTGAACGTCTTCTTTACTTAATGTCTTCTGCATCGATTACCTCGGGTGCTTTCACATTAATGCCAATGACGGACGGCTTATCAGATTCTTCTGCGGTATCCAGTAGGCCACTGGCTTTAGCCAGTATTCGCAGCACACCCACCTTATCGTACAGTTCGATGTCCAGTGTTCTAACGCACCCACCGTCTTTGTCGTGCCGCTCGTTGACTTTGATGGACTTGATTGCTTGCAGGGCGTGTTCCGGGATGTCTTTACTGGCCTTGACCTTAATATTGCCTTGGTCATCCCACTCCATGATGTCGGTGAGTTTAGTATTAGCAATGGTCAGAAGCGAATAAGCGACAGCTTCTCGATTCTTGGCGATGGTGGTGGACCCACCCAGCCGTTGCTGGACAGTTCGGATGCCACCCCAGTTCTTTAATGAGGGTATTTGTTTATTAACGGCCATAGTTGTTAGCCCCGTCTTTCCGGGGTGTCAGCAGGGTCGGTCAACGGAAAGGAGGAGTTGATTCCTGCTGCCGCTGTTGGCAGGGAAAAACGAACGCGAAAAACCTGCGCCACCTTCGGCTGGGCATCCTGCATTAGTAGCAGGACGTATTGCAGCTTGCACCATAACAGCAGGTTGTGCAAGTGACGCAGCGACCTTGATCGCAGTAGGTGTGATAAGTGCAGGAAGCGTAAACGAGAGGGGCTGTGATTGCCAGCCAGAGTGCGAAGAGGTATTTCATGTGGCTCCTTCAGTAAGGGTTAGGTGGGGGTACTCGCTACGCCTGTGGAACTTCTGCCGCGTGGGGGCATATGCCGAACCACAGTATCCGCTTTCCCCAGAACAACTATATCACCACGGGATATCATCGTCCATGTCTACTTTTCTATCAGCAGGGGCAAAGCCATTACCTTTATCAATGCTGTGTTGTGTGGGCTGTGCGGGTACCATACCGCCAAGGCTTACCGAGTAGAACGTATCGCCCTTCTTTGTCTTCTTCTCCCATGCCGACAGATAAAACTCCTGCCCATTCATCTTAATCTTCCCAGACCAATCCGGGCTATTCTCCTTCTTCTTCTTGTCATTCCGAAACAGATTCCCTCTGTCATCTTTCAACTCATACGGCGATGCATACCCACTCATATATGACTCTCCAAAGAGATTACGAAAAGTTATTTGCACTATTGTGCGGTTCTACTATACTTCATTTCGGGGCCATTACCCAGCCCTCCCGTAGGTAGCTTGCGACCAAGGGAATAAACGTGGCGAATAGGACGGTACTCCTTATTCATACCCCCGGATGGGATCAGGTAGAGAATATCGGGACACATTGTTCTTGCAGAGACTGACCCCTCTGTTAGCCTAGATAAACAAGAGCAAGCAATCCTCACAAAGGATTACACCCCATATATATGGGTTAGGTTCTTTTCGTCCACGCCTGACGCGCCTTTAACCTCATCACTACGTTGGGACGCCGTATCCCGTAGGAACTGGTCAGCCCCATTTAAAAAAATTATCTTCTACTGCCCGCAAGGGCAAATGTTGCCGCTAGTTAATAAGGTTGGTACAGACTAAAAAGCGAGGGAAAAATTGAGCGAGGCACCCCGCCCCACATAGGTAGGGGCAGGGGGGCATATACCCTCTATTTCGAAGCGGCCTCAATCGCTGCCCGTTTAAATGCCGCGATTCTATGTGGTGGCTCTCTACTGGTGCCTGCTACAGACTGAAGGACACCCAATATGACGGCATCAAGGACAGGCACTGTTACCCCTGCTGCTGCTAACTCATCAATCACTATCGCATCTTCAGGGGTTGCTATTCTGCTAAAGCCGCATTGTCGATTAAGCAATAACCATCGATTGATATATGCTCTCGAAACTAGTTCACCTTGATCAACCTTCTCTGCCGTTAACGAAACACTAGGGTCTGTCCCCATTTCTTCGGAACTGTTAAATTCTCGCTCGGCATCTTTTAACACTTTCCATTGATGCCCCGGCGGCTTTTCTTCGAAGGGTATCGACTCTAATAGTTGCTTATCTGACATTGACTCATCGTAAATGACACGCAGTATTTGCGCGGTTCGTCCCCATGAATGATTCTTTACCTTTTGCAAATAGCCGTAAGCGATAAGCTTTTTTATCTGCCTGCCTACTGCCTGCCTTGTCACTCCGTGGGTTGCGGCTAGATTCTCGTATCCCGGCCAGCACAGGCCAGCGCGGTTTGCATAACTGCATACGCTCACCAGTACGCGCCATGCTGTAGCCCGTAGCCGCTTGTCGGATGCCGCCCGAATCGGAATAACGGAATACTGCCTGCGATCTACTGGCTTGGCCTGCCTGATCTTTGGTTGCTCTGGTAACTCAAAGCTTTCCATTAATTAACCTTGTCACCTTGTCTTCTGTACTTTCATGTTTGCGGCAATATTCTCTTATCGCTTGCTCTGCGATTGACACTCGGCTTCGGCGTTGCTCTGCCGCTTGCTTATCCAGCATCTCGCGGACATCAACGCGCAACCTTAATAATGTCGCTTTTTGTTCCATGGGCGAACGATATCACAATGATATCTACTGTAACAAGTGTCACTGTTACACTGTCACACAATGTGACACTTTGTGACACTTTCGCACCCCAAAACAAAGTAGTTGCACGATGGCACGGTTCTGGCATAATCCCATTACCGTCATTGACGGATGTCAATTAACCAAGAAAGGATGACACCATGATTACTCGCCAAGAATACAAAGAAGCAAGACGCTTCATTCGTGATAATGGCTATTCAGTGCTTCATTGGCTCTCACCTCGTCAAGTGATTGTCTTCGCTCATTTGCAAATTATCGAAGGCTCGCAGGACAGTCTCAAAGAACGTGCCGATGTCGTGGCATGGTGCAAGCGAGAGGGCATTTCCTACAATTTCCATCACTTAGCACGGCATTAATTATCCCGCCCCTTCGGGGGCTGTCTAAACCTGAAAGGAAACGACAAATGAAAGACTGTTTTCAAGTTACCGCGATTTACCAGAATAGCGAAATAGGTTACGGCGAGGGCGAGAGCCTGAACTATGCCATTGACGATTGCATCGAATCAATTCCGTCAATATTTGAGGGCGCAAAGATAACGCTCTCAATTCTTGAAAACGATGTAATTCGCCAAGTAAAGAATTGGCCTATTTTTTAATCAAACCGCTGGCCGGACGGTTTCCGGCCTTCGCTCAACCCTTGAAAGGAAATAGCAAATGAAAATCTCAGTAACTTCAAAACTCGACGGCATCCGTTCATGGTCTCTTCAGGCGCTCGACACTTGCCCCGGATCAATTGCCGCTCCGGGTGAACTAGTCGATGCCTGTAAGGGTTGCTACGCAACGCAAGGAAACTATCGATTCGAGAATGTAAAAGCCCCTCGCAGGCACAATAAAGAAGATTGGCAGCGCATTACATGGGCTGATGACATGGTTGCCGAATTGAACAAAGATCGGTTTTTCCGCTGGTTTGATTCGGGCGATATGTACACCCTCGCCCTCGCTGAAAAGATTCTCGACGTTATGAAACGGACCCCATGGGTCAATCACTGGTTGCCCACGAGAATGTACAAGTTCCCAAAGTTTCGGCAAGTACTTGCCGAGATGCAAGCCTTGCCGAATGTATCAGTTCGGTTCTCATCCGACAGCATCACAGGCCAGTACACAAAAGGATTGCATGGCTCGGTCATTGTGCCTACTGCCGCTGATATAAAGCGAGGGATGACACTCTGCCGTGCCTACGAAAACGAGGGAAAGTGTAACGGATGCCGTGCCTGCTACGATAAAAAGGTCAAGGTCATTGCATACCCGGCACACGGCAAGACCATGCACAAAGTTATCAAGATTAAACTTGCCGCTTAACCCTGAAAAGAAAACGCACAATGAAATTACTCGAATTCATCGCAGGTATAGTCCTTTTCTTTTTCTTTTGGGCATTCCTATTCGTGTTGCTGTCCTTTTAGGTTAGCCCATAGCAGTACAGGCCGGATACTATGCCGGCCTTTTTTAACGCCCTATAAACCCTTTTTACGGGAGCCATTATGCAACCCTCACCCCTTGCCGTTATCTACGAACTACAGCCCGATTTAAGCGAGTCGGACGCATTGCAGGCCGCATACCTTCTGAGCAATGCCCAGCAGCAAGGCATCAAGCTTACTTATTCGCTTGTCGAAAAGATAATCTTCGATGTCACCAGCCCCTTGCATAGGTGGCAATAGCCTGAAGTTATCAATAGCAGCTTCTTAATTACTCAAATTTATATGGAGGTTCCAACATGGTTGGCAAAGTCACACCAAACACAATGCTGTCCGCATCGCGCCTGCCTGCCGTTATGGGGTTCAGCAAATACCGCAGCCCCAATGATGAGTTACTCGCAAGCATCAATGCGTTAAACGGCATCGATGAGGCCAGCGTTACCAATGAGGCGATGGATTGGGGGAACAAAACCGAGGAACTAATCCTAGTCGAGGCAGCGAAACGGCTAGGGGTTTCTAATCTGGTAACGCATCACCCCGAACCTTTTTTTCATCCGCTCCTGCCGCTGGCCTGTAGCATAGACGGCAAGGCCGATGGGCAGTCAATTGTCCTGCAATCTAACCCCGATTTAGGAATCATGGTCATGGATGAGGACGCCATCACACTCGACGGTCACGGCATCCTCGAAGCCAAGCTAACTTCAGTCGCGCCAGAACATACGCCAGCCCTCTACAGGGGGCCGATCCAGCTTCAGGCACAGATGGATATTACCGGCGCTAAATGGGGCGCTCTAGCGGTCTTATATCGCGGCACAGAGATGCGTATCTTTGTCTTCAAACCACACGCGCAAACACTCCGTGCCATCGAAGCGGCTACCCTCGACTTCCAGAAAAGACTTGACACTTGGAAACTAGAGCGGCACATTGACTACTTCCCGCCGATCAATAGCGCAGATGCAGATCGGACATGGGGACAAGCAGAAGAGCAGACCGTTAGCTTAGATGGCGAATTTACTTTGTGGGCAAGAGATATCGTCGAAGCAAAGGAAGACATCAAACAGTCCGAAGCCATCATCGCAGACCGAGAAACCAAGATCAAAACCGCTATGCAGACAGCCAGCAAAGCCACAATAGGAAACAAGTACACCGTTTCATGGCCTATGCGTAGCTACAAAGCCCAGCCAGAGAAGGTAGTGCCAGCCAAAGAAGCCTACTCTGTCCGTCAATCAACACTTAGCATAAAGGAAATAAAGTGAGTTACGAACTCGACGAAGAAACCAAAGAGCGAATGATGGTCAAGCGCAGACTGGACAATGCCATCGTCGTTTTCTTTGAGCATAAGTTCGGGCGCAGGATATCCAACCCTGACCGGCACAACCTGCTGCAAGCAGTGCATACCATTTTCAACATCGAACGCAATACAAAATTCCATGACAAAAATTTCTATATGGAAAAAGCGAAAGAGTTCGAATCAATTGTGGAGGGAACAAATGAGTAACTTGACAACACGAAACGGCTTCCTGCCGACAACATTCTCAGAAGCCAAACAGTTTGCAGGCGAACTAGCAGCCAGCAATCTTGTCCCAAAATCCTACGCAGGCAAGCCGCTCGACATCCTCGTGGCAATTCAATGGGGCAACGAGATCGGTCTAGCACCCATGCAAGCCCTGCAAAACATCAGCGTCATCAACGGCAAGCCATCGGTCTATGGTGATGCAGCAATGGCTCTGGTGCAGGCCAGCCCAGTGTGCGAAGGCGTCGAAGAGTTCTTCGAGGACGAAGGTACACCGAACCCTGTCGCCGTCTGCATAGCACACAGGAAAGGTCGTAAGCCAGTCACCGCACGGTTCTCTGTCGAGGACGCAAAGAGGGCAGGACTGTGGAATAAGCAGGGGCCGTGGACACAGTACCCAAAGCGGATGCTACAGATGAGAGCAAGGGGCTTCGCTTTAAGGGATGCCTTTCCTGATGCGCTTAAAGGTTTGATAACAACAGAGGAAGCGCAGGACTACCCAGAAGAAGCCAAGCCACAGATCAAGGATATTCCTGCCAATCCACTAGATGCTATCGCTGCGCCAGAAGTGATTGAGGAAACCTATCAAGAGGCAGAAGTCATACCCATCAGTGATAAAGTTGACGCTGTGGCAGAGGTAGTCGAAGTTATAGAAGCCACCGAGGAAGCCACAGAACCTGTGCCGGAAGGTAGCTGGACGCTCTACATTCCTCGCAAAGACCCGCAAGAGTTGCCGTCATTGGAAGACTGGCTCAAAGAGTACAACGCACTGGCAGACAAGACCGCCGGTGCAGGCAAGGCAGCACCTAGAAAACGGATGACAGCCCTGCGAGAACTCCGAGAAGCCAACGATCCAACGATCAAGCGTGTGCCTACGCTGGTCAAAGTGGTCCTAACACAAGGCCACCAAACCAGACTGGCATGGCTCGGCCACCAGATGCGGGAAGAGGAAGGTAAATCTGACAACGTAAAGGAAGATCATGGACTACAACGCCAAACTTGAAGCGGCAAAACAGTACCTGCGTGACAGGAAGAAACTGATTTCCGAACAGAACCCAGAAGACCCGAAGCGTTTTTGCCCGAGTCTTGCCGTCGATACCAACATAAGGACAACCTTTGATGAATACAGAGCCACACTTGCCGCCAAAAAAAGCCAAACCAGCACACAGACTGTTCGATTTTTTGATCGAAAGGTACGAACTGGGTAGCGACTATCAGTTGGCGCTAGAGATACAGGTCACACCCTCGTCGATCTGCAAGATGCGTTCAGGTAAGCCTGTCACGGCCAACATGATCCTGAAGGTACACGAACGGTTCGACATCCCGATCCGAGAAATTAAAGAGATGGTCTCTGATGCCAAGAGTTAAACATCCCGATGGCCTTCACTGGTGCAGTGCCTGCAACGCTTATAAGACCGAGGCGACAGGCATATGGAAGCAGCTACGCAGGACCAGCCGCTTTATCTGCCGAGAATGTAATCAACGCAAATCGGATAGTTTCTACGGAAAGCCAAGAAATGCGCTGTCTGCATTGCAAGAACCTTAATCTGAAAGACTATCCAGCACACGCAAAGGTAAACCTCGGCAGATGTATGGCTGTCGATGTTTACCGCAGAGGTGTAGTCTTCATGCCGCTGCACACAGATACCGAGTGCGATCAGTACAGGGCAGCAACTGAGGAAGTTATCCAAAAAAGAAAGGAGTGGCATGAGAGCCGCAAAGGTCGATGAGAATCAGAGGCAAATAGTAAAAGTCTTGAGGGACATGGGGTGTTCGGTTCAGCATCTTCATGCTGTGGGTGCCGGATGCCCTGACCTATTAGTCGGTTACAAAGGGTTCAATATCCTGTTAGAGGTTAAAGATGGGAGCAAGTCACCGTCCAGACAGAAGTTGACATCCGATCAAGTCGTCTGGCACAGAGACTGGCGCGGCACAGTCGAGGTTATCAACAGTAAAGAACAAGCCATCATCGCTGTACTCACCATTGCCAGAGACCTATCCGACTTGGATGATTTGAAATGACTACAATCAAACCAACACTCGCCAAACACGCACCACGAGGAATGCAGAAGGCAAAGCTAGGCAGCAGGGAGATGCGGGAGTTTATTGAAGCCGAGGCTATCGACATTTTTACCACCATGACGAATGGCGGCTGTACGTTCCAGCAAAGTCTGGCGGCTATCTTTCTGTCAGGCATGAACGCAGCAGAGAACGCAAGGAGAGAACAATGACCACGGATAGAGAGCTAATGCAGCAAGCGTTAGACCTGTTGGATGACATCAACCAATGCAGCTTGCCACCGACAGGCATACCGTTACCAGCAGAAATCGATCATGTGATGGAAGCCCTACGCGCTCGACTAGCGCAGCCAGAGCCGGAAGCTGATATTTGCTGCCAAGATTTTGAGAATTGCCGTCGTTCATGTATTCCGCTTGGTCAATGGATTGCTCGTGTTTATTGTGGCTGCGGCGACCAGATCATGCCGAATGATGGTGCTGAGTGCGGCAACTGTGTGGCTGCGAGGAATGACGGGTAATTATGAGACCACGTTACGAAAGACCACAGGATTTAGAAAACGAGAAAACAGTCCGAAAAATTCTGATGCAAAAGTGGGCTGTCGAAATGCACAAGATGCCGATGGCCTATCACCTCGACTGGATGGTGACAAAGGATAGCAAGGCAGTTGCTTTCGCAGAACTCAAGTGCAGAGACAATTCCATCCTGCAATACCCAACGCTCATGCTGTCAATGCACAAGTGGATGCACGGCAGGCAGATGGCAGAGGAAATCGATGGCTCATTCCTCGTGATCGTCAGATGGATTGATGGCCTGTACTATCACAGGCAAGGCACCGCAGCAGTTACCTACGGCGTGGGTGGCAGGAAAGACAGAGGCGACAGTCAGGATATGGAACCCGTAGTCCACATCCCGACAGACAGCTTTAAACTACTGGCCTGATCTTAAGGTTTCGTATTGCCGGACGCATTGGTCGAGGGCGATCCTGAGTTCTTCTGCTCGGAAAGCTTCCCTGATAAGAAATTCTGCATCGGGCTTAGAAAGTTCTGCTCCCGTACAGAGGCAGGCGGGGCAGACAGCGCCGGAGGAACTGGACACGGTACTTGTCTGGGCGGCACGCTCGGGGCGCTTACGCACGCTGTCAGCCAAAGTGGCAGCAAGCTGAATAGCATTCCTTTGCTTTTCATTTGTTTCTTCCCTTAACTGATCGGCCTCGGCCTGCAATGCTTGCTCCTTCTCACGGGCAGCAGCCTGCGCTTTGGCATACGCCTCTGCCTGCGCTGCACGTTCCCGATCCCACTCGGCCTGCACCGACGCCTTACCGTGCGCTGACCCTTTAATATAGCCAGCGCCACCGGCAAGCGCAACCGCGATAACGGCACCGGCAAGAAAGTAAGGATTCATTTCTGATTAGGTACAGACTTACCTTCGAGTTTCTTATGGACCTTGATCGTCTTGCAGACTTCCATGTCCTTGCCCTTGATCTTCTCAGTGCGGCAGACCTTCTTCATCTCGCCGCCAGCAAACGCAACAAGTGGAACAAACGCAATAAGTGCAATGAGTTTCTTCATGTCAAATCTCCGGTTCAGGTGCAGGTGGTGGTGCCTTCTTACCGCCAAAGCCAGTTACGACAGGGGCAGCTTCGAGAACAGGTTCTTGCCTGACAACAGGCTGATGCACAGGGGCTGGTGCTTTCGGTGCTGGTGGCTGCGGGTCAGTCCAGTCACTTGCCTTGCTGACTCCGGGTGGCGGCTCTACCAGTTTGGCGATACCGTCCTTACCTTTGATCGCCAATAATGTTGCCAAAGCACCAAGTATGTACTTGCTCATATCGGAGAGCAACATAAAAAACTGTTTGTCCGCTGGCGCAATCCCGACCATAGGTTGAGTTACAAAAACGACACTATACATTGCCAAACTTGACATCATTAGCAGCACGACGCAGAACGTCGAGCCGATGATCAGCTTGATAACGCTGTCGATCTGATCAGGTGTCCATTTCATTTCTGTTCCTCCTGCTTATAGTCGGATGCGGGTAGCAACTGATCTGGGCAAGTGCCGGTCAAAGCGCATTCAGGCCGCTGACATTCTGGCTTCTTCCAGTTCTTGTTATCCATACACGGATAACGAAACCGATCCTCACAGCCAGCCAACGCTAACAGACTAAGCACCAAGAATATGAAGCGCGTGTTCATAGTGTTTGATCCTGTCTTCAAGTCCAATCACCCCGCCATTAATCCGACGGGTCATGCCTTCTATATTATTTGCGTCCGCGAACTTATTGAGGTTGTTCGTTTCCCAGAACCAACACGCAGACTGCGCCGCACCTTCGAATGTCATTAGGTACGCAGGCACATCCTCAACCTTCATCTGTAGGCTGTCAGCAAATGCCTGATAGTTTGAGCGTCCAGTAAGTTGGATAAGACCACGGCCACAGTAACGAAAACCATCACCACTACGCTCATCGCCATTGCCCATGCGGTTAGCATAGATAAGGTTTGCAATGGCCTCTTGCCTGTTAGGCTTGTTGGCATACTCTTGAGCCATCTCATCGGTAAGGAAGTATTTCTTTCCAAATAGTTTGCGTAAGGTAGGCCACTTGTAGTTCAGGTTCTCTTTGAGTACCATGAACCCGCCGGACTCGTGGGCGCACTGGGCAATGAATGCAGCGATGCGCTTGGGTGTATTGATCTCGTACTCCTCCAGCAGACTAGAGCCACCGAGTTCTTCCTGCGGCATAGCCAATGCCTCATGCCATTCCTTGATATAAGGATTACGTGGGATCATCTGCCGGAGCTGGGCTTCTGTAATCATTGGCCATACATCCTTTCAATCAAAACATCGCGGCGCAGTTCCTTCATCTTACGGATCTCTATCTGCATTGCCTCGCGCAAGTTCATCAGATCCACATACATAAAACCAAGCACTGGCATGACAATGAAGAACGTCAGCAGCACAGCCAGCACGGTCACAATCAAAGACCAAGGTACATCTTCTGAATCGCGCTTTTCGTTATTAGCCACATTAGACCCACTGCGTACAGCACCAGAAATACGATTGCTCCAACCCATATCAGTCGAGCCTTGAGGCGATTTATTGCCCTTCTGCGTTGCCATCTCGCCGCCTGTATCTTTCTAGTCTCTATTGCCAGCGCCTCTGCCTGCTCGTTCTGGATGTCATCCCATGCCTTCTCAAACCTTGACCACACAGACCCCAGCTCTGGTGGTGTGTTGTAAACCATTTGCTCCCGCACCTGCGCCAGCATCTCGTTTAGCTTCGACTCCAGCCGGATACGCTCCAATGCCCTGCGACCTAGCGACAGATCGCCTCGGTACACCTCCTTCGCCTCGGCCTCACTCTGTATGTATATCTTTGCTAGTGCTTCGTACTGGTCAATGAAGTTGCCAAGGTTAGACCAGATGTCATTCAGCACATCGTCCGGTGCCGATGCTGCCTTGGCTACCTCCTGCACCTTCTTTACTTCTTCCTGATACTGCTTCTTCTGCTCTGGACTAGGGTCAACTATCTTGTGATACTGTTCCTTCAGGTCTTTCAGTACATCGCTGACGTCGCCGGTCGTGTTCTTAATTTGCTTGTACAGCTCAACGCCGCGCTTGGCGAGGTCGATTGCTGTGGTACAGGCCTTGTACGCAGCAGCAATGGTGATAGGGTCAAGCACATCAGAACAAGTGCAGCTGCTTCTTCATTGCAATGATCTCTTCGCGCAAGGCATCGTTCGCTTCCTCGCACTTACGGTTCTGCTCTTCGACCGCAGCCAGCCGATCAGATAGGCGCGACACTTCCTCCCGCAGCATTTGGATAACCTGCTGGGTAGCAGCGTCAGTCGCGCTGTTGATGCGGCCTTCGCGGTTGTCAGCCAGCACCTTGCGGTACATTGCATAAGCACCGGCCACAGCAGCGCCAGCGCCCACTCCAAGGTTAGTTAGCCACTCGTTCACATCACACCCCTTAATTTCAAATTATTCTAGTTAAACAGAAATTATTGTTGCGCGAGATTTTTTCACAGCAAAAACCCACCCAAGATTATTACCGCTATCAACATTGCCGTTTAAAATCAAAGAAGACCAAGTAGCGCCGCCTGTAGCATTGCTATCCTGAATGTCCAAGAACGAAACAGATACCGTACCAGACGCATCTGATAACGTAAACCGAGTTCCCGGAGTTGAGCTACGGATTGAAACCAAGTTACCCGCAGTGCCAGACAAATTGAAGGCGTTTACCGTTGTGGTTGTACTTGCCGGGAATGTGATCTGGCTTGCTGTAGCGTTCGTATTGGCAATGTCGTTAAAAGTATTTGCACCAGTAATCGTCAGCGTTCCCGCACCACCTTGGTTTAGTGTGCAGTTGTATGTTGATCCGCCGCCCACAAATGTTTTTGCACTCGCGGATGTCATACTGATTGTGCCAGTGCCAGTACCTGCTGTAGTGGTGAAGTTAGTTGGTGCTGCGTTATTCCAAACAGTTGCGCCACTTCCGCTAAGAGCTAATGTTCCGCCATTAAAGGTTAAGTTTTTAGTGCCAGCGGCAGTTGAAGCTGATGTATTGGTTAAAGTAAACCCGGCTAAATCTAGCGTTCCGTTAGTTAGCGTTAATGACGCATTTATACCGGCATCAGCTAAGGTTGTTGTAATCCCCGCTGTATTAATATTTAATATGTCTATTGTCTTACCTGTGTAAGTCAGTGTTCCTGTTCCTACAGTTGTAAAGTCTGTGCTTGTGTAAGTACCGCCAGATGCAAGTGTAAACCCATGGCAACTAATAATTACTGCACCGGGATTGCAAGTTGATCCGGTAAAGTTAATTTGCCTGAAGCTACCCGTAAATGTGGGTACAGACGCGCCTGACGTTAAGTTAAGATTAAGCCTGTTACTTGTCGTTGCTCCCGCAGTTCCACCAAAGTTAAATGTCCTTGTAACAGACATTGCTGCGCTAATATTTGACGTACCTGTAAACGTAAAGTTTGTGGCAGTTGCCATAGACAACACTGTTGACCCAGCAGTTGCGGTTGTTACCGTAATTCCACCAGTACCAAACGCTATTGATCGTGTGTTGCTGTTGTCTGAAGAAAAAATACCGGTTGACAATATTAAATTGTTTAGGTCAAGCGTACCATTAGTTAATGTGCAAGTTCTAGTAGCTCCTAACGTCATTGCATCTTGAAGCTGCCATGTGCCGCCTACGCCGTTAAACGTAACAGGGAAATCCATTGTCTTCCCGTTGCTGGTAATAGTCTTTGTGCCGCTAGTGGCAGCAAACGTCATTGTTGACGATGAAGCAGTCAAAGACATTCCAGTAGACAATGTTAAGTCACCGTAAATTGTTGCAGTGCTAATCTGCTGCCATGTTCCAGCATACCCAGTAAAATTTACATTACGTGCTGTATTTCCACCAGTACCCAAAAAAAACAGCGCATAAGTACCGCCAGTAAAATTAAAATCAAATGATGTTGCTTCAGACGATGAACCCGCAACAACAGTGATTGAAGTCGAACCTGTAGATGTAATGTTTACTGTCCTACTTGTGCCAACAAATGTATGAACATTGTTACAACTAAAAGCAGTACCTGTTCCAGTTATGTTGATTTGTCCAGTAGAGCCAAATGTAAGTACTTTTTGCACAGCAGTAAATGTACCGCTGTCCCATGTGGCAATATTTACTGTTCTATCTGAAAAATTAAAATGACCATACCGAATGTTAAATGTTTGAGTACAAGTCAACGTATTATTTATTAATCTTAATCCACCAGAACCACTATTCGCGAAACAATCAATACGCATACTGACATCAAACGTATTGCCTCCAGTATCAAGATCAAGAATTGATGTTCTTCTCCATAAAAATCTAGGTGAAGTTGCTCTATTTACTGTTACGCCTGAGTTTAAAATCCAATTTCCTGAAATTGGAATTTCTGGACTAGATTCATCACCTAAAGAACCTGCTGTCAACGTCCAAGGAAGTGTTCTATTTGTTGCATTGATTGCACAAACATTACAACTATTTGTAAATATAAAACTCGCTCCTGACGGAAATCCATTATCGTCTATAATCAATGTGTCTTGTGGCAGCGGCATATTATTAAGACTGCCAGACCCGCCAGAACTTAGAGCATAGCTTGCAGACGTAAACTGAGTATTTGCAGTCGACACAAGGTAAACGGTTTTTGGCGTAGAAAAAGTAATGTTTGAGTTAAGACCAGCATCGCCAAATGACGTACCACTTAAAGTGCCAACAGCGCCAGCAATTGTTATGCCAAAAAAATCAACATAATTAATTCCACTTGCCGCCGCAATTGTCAAAATTCTAGAAGTCGCAATTGAACTTTCAAATGCTTGACGACAATTTGGAGCTGATGCGCCACCAGTAAAAGAAAACGTGCCAGTAATTGTTAAGTCATTACTTATTGAGACTTTTCTATGTGTTGCTGCTGCTGTTCGTACAAATGTAAGATTGGTAAACGTAGACGCGCCAGTAATACTATTTACAGCAGAACCGGAAGCCGGCATATTAAAACGCACATCATAAAAAGTATGCGCGCCAGATATACCTGAAGTAGCACCAGTAAACAAAATTTGAGATTGACCTGCATTAAATGTAAGATTTGTTATGGTGGCACAAGAGAAAGAACCACTAAGTGTTACTATAGAGTTATTAAGTTTAATTGTTCTTGTATTACTGTTACTTGAACTAAATGTACCAGCACTAACAGCATAATTTGATGTGCTTGTATCAAATGTTCCGTTCGTTACAGTTAATGTGCTTAATCCACAACTAAAAGCAGAGCCAAGTGTCCATGCGCCACCAACGCCGTCAAATGTAACAGGCCCACCAAATGCCACACCGTTCGTTGTTATTGTTTTTCCGGTAGTCGTAGCGTTAAATGTCGTAGTGCCTGTGTAACTGCGAGTGAAGTTTGTAGCAGGAAAAGATAAAGACCCGCTGACAGTCAATCCAATGCTTGTGCCAGCTAGTGTCATTGCACCGTCAAGACCGCTGATTGTGATGTCGTTACAAACCCTTGGCGTGTTTGCCATCGTAACGGTAAACGCGCCTGTACCTACGTTAGAGTTGGCATCAAAGAATACGTTATCAGCAGCCGTTGGAACTGACGCACCTGTAGCGCCGCCTGATGAGGCAGACCAGTTAGCCGTGTTGGTACTACTCCACGTTCCAGTTCCACCAACCCAATAGCGATCTGCCATGACTTACCCCTGTTGTTCTGCGTCTTCTATTGGAGGAGCTTCAATAACAGCAATCCAGTTAGTCAACCGTTGCTGCTTCATAGCCTCAATTTCTGCCTCTGTGTAACTATGGTCATCAGGCAAATGCAAAGCATCACAAAACTTGCCGTATTCTGTATCAAAAGAAAAATCTATCGTCATGTTTTGGTCACTTTCAAAGAAATTGTCGCCAAAGTAATTGATGTTGGCGTTGCGTCAACTTCAAACTCCAAAATGTCTCCAGCCAATAGAGAAGTTGTCCACCCTGTTAATGTACTGCTTTGCGCTTTTTGAGCGCTAGATATAGCTGGCGTTGCGCTGGCAGTAATGCTGGAAGTAGTTGGGTAGCCAGAATAAGTGGATTTATTTATGTCAATTACTATTGAGCCAGTTTGATCCGCAGTTATTGTCCACTTATTTATAGTGCAATTAAATGGAATTTCAATAGCGCCTTTTTTCCCGCTAGTAATTACAATACCACCACCATCAATAGTCATTACAATTTCTGCACCAACCATTGATGTTAATGACGATGCCGCACTAGTGGCAGAATTAGCCGCATTAGTAGCAGAGGTTGACGCAGAGGTTGCGCTGTTTGAGGCGTTCGTTGCAGATGTTGATGCCGCAGATGCGCTATTGCTTGCATTAGTCGCAGATGTTGATGCGCTCGTTGCTGACCCAGATGCAGAGGTTGCGGAGCTAGCTGCATTGCTGGCTGATGTTGCGGCGTTTGAAGCAGATGTACTGGCGTTCGATGCTTGAGTGCTGGCAGTCGAAGCGGAGCTGGCAGCATTGCTTGCAGAGGTCGAGGCATTACTAGCTGACGTTGCGGCAGCAGAAGCCGATGCCGCCGCCGCTGTTGCAGAGGAACTGGCAGCCGCTGCGTCAACTACCAAATCCCATTTAGCAGAATCAGCATTGCTGGAGATTGGCGTTGTGCCAGACGATGTATGTGCTGTGTTGCAACGATAAACATTGCTATTGCTAGAATCTTTTACCAAATCACGTTTGGCATAATAAGTTGTAGCAGCCCAGTTACCTCTCCACTCACCAATTTCGTCAACGGCAATTGGATCGCCTGTTACCGAGTCAAATGACAAAACCTTACCAAGCCTATTCGCCTTGGTTGGCAGCGTCATGTTGATATCCGTTGGATCGTAGACTGGAGCCTTTAGGCCACGCAGCGCAAGTTCATACGTCTGCTGTGCGAAGATAGTCTGCGAGTCTAGTTCATCGTTCAGACTGTTTGCCAGCAGGTCGCCGCCAGTCACAAAATCTGTTGAACGTGCGATGCCTCGCGCACCGACGATGGTGATGTTGTTTGTACCAGCCGTTGCCACTAACGTCACAGAACCAGTGCCATCAATATTGATGCTAACGGTATAGTCTGTTGTCAGCGTCAGTAGTGTTGACCCACGGTAAACGTCAATGTCAGTCTGAGAAAGAATCTCAAACGTGAATTGGTATGGCCCTGTTCCACTGGGCGCATAGACCACTCGGCGCAGCACATCAGAGATATCGATTGCCATGATTAATCCTCAAGCATTAAACGGGTTGCAAGGTCGGGTTCTTTGAGTTTCAGCTTTTCCAATGCCATTCGGTCAAAGGCAGAAGCAATCGACTGCAACGACTCCTTCTTCTGATCCTTGTCCATTGCTGCATACTCAGGGGAGTTCATCCGGCTGACCATCAAAGCGTACATGGTTGACCCCGGATCATAGCCATCCCCAGAGGCGCTTCGCTCCCCCGGCATCCTGCCAGCAACATCAATCTCCATCGCCGTTTTCAGGAGGAAATTATATTGCTCGGCGTTGAAAATAACACCACCTTTTTTCTTTTCTGGCATCTTTATGCCAGCCTGTAGCCGCTCTAGTTCCTTGCCAACTTGGCTATGTCTGGACTCGAAGGTACGCCACGGAGTAACCACGTCCCAGCCAGAGCCACTACCCTGTGGGACCACCTCGGCCCAGCGGTTAAGCTTGGGAGGCACATCCTTAGAAAAGAACGGGTTCCGTGCCTTGGCCTTCTGTAGCGCCTCGTAGAAGCCTCTTAAGGCAGGATTCAGACGGGTAGGGTCTTCGCCTGCCAGACCAGCACGAGGCATCATGGTGGACGATCCATCCGGCATGATCCAGCGTTCCATCGCAGCCGAAGCCGATGAGACTGTTGGGGCCACATTCAGGGCGGCAGAGACAGACTTCTCAGAGAAGGTTTGAATCAATCTGCCCAGCTTATCCTTCCATGTACGGTACTCAGGACCAAAGGCTTTTGAGATATCAGAGACGCCTTCGACCATCGGCAAGTCGGTCATGTACTGAGCCACACCGACAGTTGCAGCAAAGGCAAGATTCTCTAATGTTTCGGGGTCATCTTCATGTTGAGCGAAGTAGGCAAAGTCTGCGGCGATTGCCATCAACCCTGCGTGTGGGCCTAGCTGGTTATAGCTGTAACCAGTCCACGATCCATCCTCATTTTTGAAGTTGATCGTGTACGGCATGATGCCCATTGCTTCCAAGTTCTGTCTGGCCGCAAGATCTTCAGGACCAGCACCAGTAATCATTACATTGTCGCCAAAGCCGCCCATCGATCCCCATGCCAGCATACCGATAGCACCATTGCCCAGCATGAACTTGGATATAGCCATGTCTGCGTCAGGACCACCAGCTTTGATAGTCTGGTAGAACTTTGGATTCAATAACTGTGTTGGGCTACGCTCAAGTGTTGCCAAGATAACATTGCTAGGCGTCTTGTAAAACGGCACAACCAGCTTGACCACTGGGTTGTTAAATGCAGGCTCCATCTTTGCCAAGAAGTCTGGCAAGTCAGACTGGAACACCATCTCTTTTGCACCCTCACGGACATCCGTGATAATGCTTTCAGGCGGGTTCTCCATCACATCCGCATAGCGACGGGCAGCAGCTTCACGAGCAAAGGTCTTGTCCTTACCCTGCTCAATCAGATCGTCGTACAGCTTCATGCTGTCGCGCTTGGCTGCTTTGCGTAGCAGGTGGTTGGATGCTACTGACTTAAACACTTCATCTTCAGTCACCAGCATACGCCCCGGCAAGCGGTAGTATGTTCCAAGTAAATCAACGGCACGACCACCAAGACTTTCTTCTGGGATATTAAAGTTCTGTGCAGTAATGGCCTTGCGTTGGTTCAACTCAATCTTATTTGCAACACTCAGCGGTTCACCTTTGGCAAATGCTTTACCGCCAATCAGGAACGCATCACGCATAATCTCTGGCGCATCAGACAGCGACGCGAATGCCTCGCTTGAATACACGCGATCAGTGTCGCCTGTCAGCTTGGTACGCACCTTGCCGACAACACCAGCAAATGCGGTCTCAGGTATGTCAGCCATCAAACGGATAAAGTTCGATGTGACGTTGACCATGTGTGTAACTGGGCTGCTCAAGATGGAGTTGATGTATATCTCCATCAGCGCATCAACTGTCTTGGCACCGATACCCTTCTTCACAAACCTTGCCTGCGTGGCCGGATTGTCCAGACTCTCATACAGACGAATAGCAATGTCGATGTTCTCTTCACCACCAAACTGCTTCGAGATTCGCATAAGTTCTTCTGCACGGCCAGCAACTGCCTCCATGCGAACGCCGGTGGTCTGCGCCAACTGACTGACCGCATACATGGTCCGGCCACTCTCACTCGCCACACCAGATACCGATGCCAGCATCTCTGCTTCAGCCGATACGACCTTCATCCACGCATCTTTGTCAGCCTTGGCACCACTCTGCAATGCCTTCTTGCCCAGCGCACGGGCTTCGTTGTTTAGGCTAACGGTAGCGATAAAGCCAGCCACAAAGTCTTCTGCGTTGAAGACCTCGCCTTCCTTACGCTTTAAGAACTGACGCACAACATCGTCCATGCCACGGGCTTCAGCCGCAGCAACCAACGAGTCCATGTTCAACGTGCCACGACGCGCACTCTCAATTAAGTCTTTGTTGGCGTTCTTAACCGCATTCAGGTACTCAAGGCTATCCCGTGTCTCACCACTCACCTCATCGATGATGCGGACAAGGTTGATGCCCTTACCCTTCTGTGCGCCCAATGCCGTGATGAACGAAGACATACCCGCTTCGTCTTCCGGCATGATGGTGATGGTCGTGCCAGATATTCTTGGCTGTGGCTGCTCAATCAGGACACTGCGCTCTTCAGCCTCTGCGGTAGCTTTCTTGACGCGTTTGATAAAGTTAGGTGCCGTCTGCTCAACAACAGTCTCAACAGCTTCAGCAGCCTTCTTAGGCAATACCTTCTTTGCAGCCTTAGTCACCAATGTGCCAAGGCCAGCAACCGGCTCGAACTCTGGCATCTCTTCTGTCTGCAATCCAGCCGCAGCAGCAAGGTCTTGGTCTACCAGTTCAGCATCAGCCTGCGTGACTTGCGGAACAGGGATAGACTCACCCTGAACAGACGCTGACATCTGCTCAAGATCGCCTTGGATGTTTTCTTGGATTGCCATTATTGCTTCTCCTGCTTTGCCGCAGCTTTACGAATAAAGACGATATTCTTGTTGCCTTCTGTGACGCGCTCAAACTGCCCCTTCAGTACATTGGCAGCAAGGCTTCTAACCTTTTTCAGTTCTGCTTCATTCGCAAAGGTAATCGATTCAATGGCTCGTGGCGCAATAACATCAGCCTTATATTCTCTACCCGTCATCGCCCCAGTCATCGGCTTTACATTTTCTTCGCCACTAACCGAATTAGGACGGAACGTAACCTTTACACCCTTGTTTGCGCCTTGTCCAATTGCCAAGTCTGGATTGTCTGTCACGAACGCAGGTGAGTAAGCAAACTGGCTGTCATTACGCAAGAAGTCTGTCAGATTATCCACGTTCATTTCACGATGCAAAGGAACATCAGGGGCGACTACTTTCGGCTTAATGCTTGCTGGGCCAACTGGGAACCGCTGAATAGAATCAACTCGTGGCATTGGATCAGTTACATGCTTGGCAACAGACTCAGGTGCAACGGCCATTGTCGCCCCAGTCTTACGAAGATAGTCTTGAGCCATCTTGTCAACGGTCGGGCCAAGTGACTCGGCAATCTTCGGTCCAGCTTTCTTGGCAAGCTTGACTGCGCCAGTTACTGCCGGTGCTGCATTGATTAGTTCAACGGATTCCATTGTCGGGCGCAGCGTCTGGCCGCTACCTGTTACCGGTGGCATCCCTTCAGCAATGTTGACCAGTACCTTGCCCAAGTCACCAACTGTCAAGTCCTTCAGTGTCAGCGTACCGATACCCGGGAAGCCCAGCACATCAAAGTCAATCTTCTCGGCACCCGACTGGATCAATTCACCCACTTTCTTTAGCGCACCCATAGCGCCAGCAGGTTCGAACTTACTTGTCGCATAGCCCAGATCAAGCTGGCCTTGGTTTGGCTGGGCTACTGGTTTCTTCTTTGCAGGCTTTGCAGCCGTGACAGGCTCTGGTTTACCTGTCACAACGACTTCAGGTAATGACGGCGTTGGCGCAGCAGCAGGTGCTTCCTCTGCTACAGCTTGTTCTTCGGGCAAGTAGTAACGCATGACGCCATCGGCATCCAACCGCATATCAAGCGGCTGGTCGCCAGACTTCATCATCTTTGCCTTCATGTACTCCTGATCGAAGTCCATTATTGACCCTTCTGCAACGTATCAAGATCGTTGATATAAATCTGCAAATCCTTTGGCGTCAGCTTCGTATTGATGTCGCTCTTCTGCCCAGCGATACTTAACTGAATCTGCTTGCGGACATCAGCGTCTGTGTATTTCTTGTCTTTAGCCAAGTACGTTCTGGTAAACGAATCAACACGGCTACGCGCACCATCGATTACGCGCTTCTGCTTATCAGCAACTGCGCCTGCCAACAGCTTGTCCATCTCTTCAGTGGCATTCCAAGGCTTGTAGTCTTTCGTGCCAATCGTCTTACGATGCGTCAAGAATCGATTGTTAAATTCTGTCTCAACCGCAATGTAAGAATTCTGCGCCTCAATGTCTGCCGCTGTCTTATTGACTGCCGCCGCAATGTCCTTGGTGTACTTTAATTTGCCACGCGCCTTGTCCAACGCAATACCATTCTCTTGATTACTGACTGTCAGCGCATACGCAAAGTATTGCTCTTGGGAATTTAGCGTCAGTGAACCGGCAGACTTCAGTACCATGTCGGTAGTCAACTCACCTCTGGCTCTGGCGAGTTGCAGGCTGCGAACTATATTCGGATCGTCTTGGGTTCGGGAAGCACTAAAACCCTTGGTGATTTGATCCCACTTAACAGCGTCAATGGTTTTAAGTGTAGCCAAGGCATCTCTAACTTCTTTAGAACCTCTTGGCTTTTCAAATATCACCTGCACAAGTTCGTTGGCGCGGTCCTTTTTAATGTCTTCTCTACGGCGATCTTCGCTGGCACGGAGTTCATTACGCGCCTGAATCTCTTTGCCCATGTGCAAGCGTAATTCATTACGCAAGTCCATGTCCGCTGTTGTCATCATGTAATTAATTGCAGGGGCATCCTTCACCGGAACGCCAGCCATTATCTGCGTAATCTGTTCTTCAGTTGGATTGGACTGAATAAAGTCAGTTAAGAATGACTTCCCAACTGTAGCGATAGCAGCACGGGCATTCTTGTAGATGTCTGGCGAGTTAGTCGCCTTTGCTGTCGCGGCAGACTCTTTAAGCTTGTTGGAAATAAAGTCAGAGATTGATAGTTCATCAACGCCAATCGTACCGACATTCAAACCGATCAGCTTGTTCTTCAGACTTTCTGCAAACTCTACCGTAGCAGCGGAGCCAGTCAATTCAGCAATCTTGGAACTCTTAATCAGCACGTTATAGCGTGAATCAAAGGCAGCATTAAACGACTCGCGGACAGCTTTCTTTTCGTCATCCGTTAAGTAGTCCCACTCTGCTTGGTAATTCATTCGCTGCGGCTTACCAGCAACATTGATTTCGACATCAAACTTACCGCTTTGTAATGCCTGCTGAACTACCGGTGGATTGTCCAGTGACGCAGGCGCATTGACTGCATCTTTTAATCTGCCGGCAACAGCCTCACGGAATGACTTAATTGCAGGTTTGTAGAACGTGTCCACATCACCATGCTTGGCAGCAAACATCTTTGGCGCCTCCAAGATGGTCTTCTCAATTTGTTTAAAGTCAACTGGGATGCCAGCCTGAACTGCCTTATCAACTTGATTGCCAATCATCGACGGCATATTGCTGACATACTGATTCATTGAAATGGTGTCGAATGTTTTGACACGCTTGGCTGTTACATCGGCTGCTTTCTCATAAACACTTGAACCACGCATTGCCACGTTGGCTTTAAACTTCAAACCAACTTCAGGGTCCATCGCAGCAACAACCGGCGTAGCACCGTCAATTGCATTCTTTACATCAGCAATTGCTGCCTCTTCTGTAACCTCACCAACCTCAAGCTTTTTCTTTAGGTCATCAAACTTGTTCTCAAGCGAAACCTGCAACTCAGAACTCAGGTTGGCAGCCTGCGCGGCCATGAACACATCTTTGAAGATGCGACCTTGACCGGAGAAATATTGCTCTAGCTTCTTGCTATCTGCACGAATGACATCCCATTGTGCTGCGGTAACTGGGCGATCAACAGCAAACTGCGCTGCCTTCTTACGAACATCTAACTCTTGGTCCTTGGCAACCATTGCAGCCATGCGGTCTAACGCATCGCCGATATTCGATGCACCACGCGCACTGACGGCCAAGTCCTCAAAACGCAAGGTCGGCACATCAGCCAACAACGCTCGTTGTGCGCCAGCAGATTGAACTTTAGGTAACTCAGCCATTTCTATGCCTTGTCAGATTGTTATGGGCTTGGCATACCATATGCCGGAACTGGTGATGCACCGGGGTAATTCAGCGGATTTACCCCTGTTGTTGTTGTGGCCCCGACTGATCCACGGCTTGCTACGCTGGGCGTTGCCAAGTCTTGACCTGTCTTGAAACCCATAAACGCAGAGATACCCGCATCCAAAAGACCTTGGGTAAATGCCGTCTTGCCAGCTTGACGATAAATTTCACCCTGCGCTTCACCAGCCAGTTGCGCTTCCAGACCCATATTGACGGCCTGAATCGCGTTCTCACGGGTAATGTCAAAGTCACGACCCGATAAGATACCCTGCTGGAACACAACCTCTGCTGCCGATCCTTCACCACCGCGAACACCACCAGCCGCCGCACGAGCATTAACTGCTGCCATATACTTACGATAGTTCTTCAGGACATCCAGCGCCTGATTGTTGTAGTTCAACGCAGCGATACGGCCCTTTAATGCCTCACGCGCACCTTGCAAGCGAGATTGCTCGGCCTGCAAGTTGTACATCTTCTGCGTTTGAATGCCACCGTATATCTTCGATCCGGCAGCTACAGCAGCAAGTGCATAAGGTAAAAATTGCATTATGTCCCCGCGTAAGTCGATACTTTATATTCGAGACCCAGCAATGTCATCTTTAGTGGAAGTGTTTGTTTGACATCAACATACGCCTCTTTGCTGTAGCCCAAGATGCCTTCGAGTTCTTTTAGCCCGGTATAGGTCGGTTCAGGTTGGTCAAGAATGTCCTCACCGAACTTCTTAAACGTCACCAGTTTGTCGTTAATGACAAAGTGCTGGGTCTCATACACCATTGCATTAACTTCAACGATGCGCTTTTTAAACGATGTGCGTACCCCAGCTGTTGTTTTTACTTCAACTGGCATTGTCTTGACTTGTGTATTAAATGGCAACCCGACTTCATACGATGCTGCCGCAGGACGTTCAAACGTCACTGAACCACTAGCAACGACTTCGTTCTCTAAGACAACCCCGTCGGCCAAAACATTAACAGTTTTGCCATTAAGCGGCAGGCCTGTAGCACTACTAGCAGCGCCACCAGTTTTATTACAGTCGGTATAAGTCCCGTCTGTAAATAACTCCACAAAGTATCGATCAGACCCACCAACCACCCGTTTCACAAGTACATAAATGTCTGACACATCGACGCCGACTTCTTCAAATGTTCCATCTGTCGTAAACTCAGACGCAGCCACAATTTGTTGAGAGCGCAGCACGGTGTAGACCGCCATTGTGCCATCAGAAACATTTGGCACCAACAGCAAATCACCTTCGTCTGTCGATGTTGCCTTACGCAAAGCCAGACGCTTTGGGTTCTTCATCAGGTGCGATGAAAGTAGCGACACCCGCTGCGTCGTATATGTGGCTTCAACATCGGTATAGATGAATTCGTTGAGCGATTTGCCTTGGCGTTGCAAGTAGATCGTCCCACCGTCAAGCTGCTGAACACGAGCGCCTTCTTTCGCACCATTCTTACTTGCCGCTTTGACAAAGAAGTTGGTCGGAGTAATTGGGTCTAGGCCCGACTGCGGAACATAGAACTCAGCCCCAGTAGTAAACACTTGCAGATCACGAGCAGAAATAATATCAACGATTGTATTAAGCTGATTCGTGTCGAGAGTGGCTTCAAGCGCATCGTCTTCATATCCGCTGTCAGGTCTGAAATCAAAGAACAAACCTACTTTGCTGCCCCAGACCGTCGAGACACGCGACTTGGAACCGCCAAAGAAGAGCCTTCCTTCGTGGAACGTGACTGAGCGAGGCCACCCACGACTGGCGGACCAAACAGCCTCATAACCCCCTTCGACTTCCCATGATCCACTTGCGATGGCATTGGTGTCAAAGAACGGGATTTCAGTGATTCCGCGAACCACCGTGCCAGAATCATAAGCCGTTATCCTTAGTCGCCCTTGTGGCGTTGCGTTGATGTACTGACCTACGCTACCCGCAGTAAAGACTGACGCCGATGCTGTTAGCTTTACCGTGCCAGATGTTTTATCCGGTGTCAGTGTCGCAGCAGGATTGGTAAACGTCTGCGTAAATGCGTAAAACGGAATTGAATCAAAAGTTATAGTGGAAATTGTCCACGACGCATCTGTGCCGCCTCGGACCAGCTTAATAGGGTTAACGTCTGGATGCACGATAATCATCGTGTCAGCCGATTGGGTATAGCAAATTGTGTTTAAACGGGAACCTGTTAGACCAACACTGCTAGTGTTTAGATAAGCATTACCAGAGCCATTGATGTTCGTAATCAAGGAACCGTCTTTAAAGACAGCCATTTGGTTATTGGTAAACACCAACATATAACTGTCAGCCACTGAGAACTCAAACGGAACCAGTCGTGCGCCTGATGAGGCATTAGCGATCTCAGCAATATACTTTGAGCCGGAACGACGCTTCACACCACCTTGCGGCTGAACGATTACATTCGTCAACTTAGAGCAGGCATTCTCGTATTGTTTTAAATCAATACGCGCCCTTAACAACGGATCAATCTCGCCCGAAGTAAAGTTCGTCTGAATGTTGATGAAGCGAGTCATCAGTACCTCACAGCAATCAAGCTAAAATCTTCAATTGCTTGTGGCGTCTGACCTTGCCCATCAATATTGGCAGCAATACGGAAATACCCACCACGCCCATTGTCTGATGGAGCGCCAACGGCTACGCTTTGCCAGTATTGTGCTTTTGTTGCTTGATCAGTCAATGGTTCTGCCAAGTGCCATGCCATCATGTACTTCAGCAGCTGAACAAAGTACACCGGCATTTTGTTCTCAGGCACCGAAAATTGATAGTCAACCACTATCGTTGGTGAGTTAGTTAATAGCTTATCTTCATAGATTTCCCACTCTTGGAATGGCCTAGCGCCGACAGCGGTGCTGGTAAACACAGCGCGTGGTGGGCCAATGCGGTCAGCAGGAAGTTGGTATTCGTATTTCCACTCGTTAATAGGCGTGTTGATTGTTTGTGCCAGCGAGACTTTCTTGAACGAAAACGCCCAAGGATACTGCTGGATCAACGCATCACGAATGTTGGGATACAGCCGGTCGCAGATGTTGGCTGAATCAGTGCCTTCGCTAAAGGATGAGATCGGCTTTTCGCCAAGAATCAACAGAGCGTCAGAGCAAATACGCAAAGAGGAATCGCCAGCAGCCATTACAAATCCTTCATGTAAGAAGGGGCTGACCTCCCAAGTGAGAAGCCAGCCCCGGAACTACTTCGAACCGAATTAGTCTGAGTCGGTTGCAGTGACTGTCAGACCATCAGTTACGTCTACCACGGTGCCGGAGTTGGCGTTTACCCAGACGATTGACATCGCCGGAGTACCACCCGTGCTGGTGTGGCAGAAGATGATGTCGCCGACTTTGAGCAACGAAGCTACGCTATTGAAATAGCCAGCAGTGTTGACATCGCCGATTGCATCGGTGGTGGTGTATGTCCACATCTGTGGGGCGTTACCAGCTTTAGACTGAGCGCCAGCAGAGTTAAGACCAGTTGAACTAAATGCCATGATTATTCTCCTTTACGCGCCGTTTTCATCGCAGGTGATTTCCACGATGCCTTCGGCGTCGATAGCCACAGCACCAGCCGAGAACATCGAAGCGACCAAATATGAGGTCTTTTCTGGGATGTAGTCGATACGAGTGGTGAGACCCATGCCTTCGGCCATACCAACAGATTGCTTGTGGAAAGCGTAGACTTTGCGGTCGCCCGATGCCAGCGGCAAACCACCTTCGTCACGATCACCAACGGTGATGAACTTGAAGCCGAGGTAAGTATCGACCTGACCAGCCACCAGTGCTTTCACGGTGTTGAAGTCAGACGATTTAACTTCGGTTTCGTCCAGCAGCGATGCCAAGTTGTTTGCGTGGATAACCACGAAACGGTCAGTCGGAGGCACGTTCTTGGCGTCCAGTTGCTTCTTAGCAGCCAGCAGCTTGTCCAGATTCAGGTTGGTGTTGGCACCACCGATGCTGGAGGCGACTGTCAGCGCAGTACCGGAGTTAGTCAGTGCATCGATAATCAGCTGGTCTTGGCGACGTGCGATCGACTTCGATACAACCTGAACGAGTTCTTGACGCTCATCAAAGTTGATCTTAGCTTGGTTGAAGATATCCGAATATTCGGCAGCAATGTAGTCGCTCAAAGTCACAGTTACCTGTGAGTAAGAGACATTTAGCGGAGTGACATCAGTTTGCGGAACGCGAACTGTGGCAACGCCTTTGCCGATCTTTGGGAACTTGTGTGTTGCAGCCTCTACGCCTGTACGGAGCCGAACAGTGTTACGCAGGACGGACTCAGCCTGATAAGCCTGCTTAACTTCGGCATCGAACAGGGTAACGAAGGCATTAGATACTGAAATTGCCATGATGTTACCTCGTCAAAAAGTTAGAAAAACACTCTTTGCCTTGGTTATCCAGAGTTTCTGGGCCGCGACTTGCGTTTACGCCACGCCATAGGCGGGAAGATTCACCTCCATCAAGGGCCGCGAAGGTTGTCCTTACGGCAAGCTTATACACCCTTTTTTTAAAAAGTGCAATAAAAAAGCCCCGCCGAAGCGGGGCAATGCCAAGTGGCAGGGAGTCGTTAACTTCCGAACGTCTGTTGGAACAGTTTCTCTACTTTGCGACGGTAAGCTGGATCGGTCTTGTACTCTGGCCGACCCACCATTTCATACAGTTCTTCCTTGCTTGGAGCGCCTTCCATCTGGACGGATTCTACCGGAACTCGACCTTCGTAAGTCTCACGAAGTTTTGTCAAAGCGTTAAGACCACGGGCTGTACCACCCCAAACCTTGAACTCTTCGAAGTCCTCGGCTGACCAGATACCCTTCTGCACCAGACCTTTTGCCCATTGGACATGGCCTTTGATGATGGCATCAGCCTTTGGACCTAACATGGCAAGTTCACGCTCTCTGCTTTGCTGCGTTTCTTCTGCCTGACCACCCATAATTTCGGCAAACTGACCGGCCATCTCATCAAATGCTTCCTGACTTAGGCCATATTTTGCCGCCCAGCCAACATAGGCGCTTGCCAACGGATCATCGGAAATGTCGCCACCCAAGACACTGGTGTCATACTTCCCACCTTCCGGAGCTTTGTGCTTTCCTGCACGAAACTTCTTTTCCAGTTCTGTGTACGATTTGGCAATTTCCTCCAGTAAAGGTTCATTGCCATCCTTGTTCCAAAACTTCTCAGGCCAATAGTCTGGCCGCTCTAAGGGACCGTCATCGTTTTCAACTGCGGAAGCTGTAGTGGGCTGTTCGATATGCGGAACATCTACACCAGTCTCCGTGGTTGTCGCCTCATCTGGGGAATCAATCGACTCACCAGCGAGGAGGCCGCCGGTATCTGCTGTGTCACTCATTGCAATGCTCTCCTTATACGGACTTCAAGATCGCGGACAACGGCGTTCTGGCCTTCGCGCCAGTAGCCATAACTGTTATCCGCTCCGGGTTGCCAAGATGGATTCTCAAGATAGACCTCTCGCATCCATTTCAGCAATTTCTGACCGTCCTCAGTGCCAAACACACGTTGTACCAAGCGGTCTAAGTCTTGTCGTTTTGTCGTTAGTTCTTCTGTATCGACTTTGGGAATTGCGTCTAAATCATCCCACCCTGCCATTTGTCCTCCTTATTTTGGAACTGCGAACTTCTCTCCTTCTTCGGCATACGGTGACTTGTTTTGCTTCATCCTTTGCACCGCATGGTCTACTGCTTTATCGATAATTGATGGAGGAATGCGCTTCATAAAGTCTTTAGACTTGGGATCATTCTTCATCAGCGCATCCAACTCTTGCTTATTTAGAGTCGGCACGATCAGCGGTATTTGCGTTTCTTTACCGTTCAATCCTACGCCAATGCTGATCTCGGTCATGACGTTGCCATCGGGACGTTTGATCTCACCAAAGTACCCACTGCCCTTTGGCATTCCATCAGGTCGTTTGCCGTAATCCATTACGCCGCTCCAATATCCATTTCGCCTGTTGCTTGCTCGACGGCCTGCGTCGATCCCTGTGGAATTTGACCCTGAAACTCTGCCATTGCCGCAGCCGCTTGCGCCTGTGCTGCCATCATTTGCTGACGCTCAATAGCACTGGTACGCAAAGTAGCAGGCACACCCAGCTTGTCGCCGATGTAGTCCACGGTCTCACCATTGTTCAGCGCCATTGCACCCTCTTGTCCAAAGGTCTCAGCAATCTGCTTGAACTGCATGATGTTCTGAATCTCTTCCATGTTCTGCGCCATTGCCAGCGGAGCAACCGGCGCAACCTTGATCTGCATACCGTTAACCTTCAACGGCATTACCAGCAGACCTTTTTCGTCCATCACCTCCAGCATCTTGGACACGAGCGGGATCATGGTCTCGTTAATCAAGCGACCAAATGCCGAACCCAAGTTCTGCGACAACTCCTTCATACGCTCAACCACCTCAGTGGCCGAACGTGCGCTCATGTTGTCAGGTGGCAGCGACTCATCCAGCAGGGTACGCTTGATGTTCTGACGCAGATCATTGATAACGATCTGGCTGACGTTGAAGTCCCCAGCACGGGGCAGTGCTTTGAGAGACTCGCCTTGCGGACCACCGTTTCTCGCCACTGGGATAACCGCACCGGGGACAATCCTCACCGTCTGCGGGTTCAATACGCCATCATCCGCAGCGGTGTACACACCCGAGATTGCCAGCGAAGCATTCTTCAGCAGCAATTCAAGCGTTTTGTTCAATGTCTTAATGTCAGGCAGCGCCGTAATCGCAGGACCACGACCATAGATTTCACCAGCCACCTTCATGTAGCGGCTAATCACCCACGGACTTGTCTTTAATGTGCGCTCATAAATCTTGCTCTTGCTCTTCTCATGCACCACGCAGTAATGGTATTCACCACGGCGGTAGTTAAACAGCGTCGCCTCAGTAAAGTCGATATCTTCGGTCGGCTTGTCTTCGATCATCCGTGCCAAGTCGGACGGAATCTTTGCGCCTTTCCACTGTTGTGCAACGGCCTCGCCTTTTACACGCATCATGCGGTAGACGTTATCCACCATGCCGTTTGCGCCCTCTTCATACGACACGAGGAACTGTGGCACTGGGGTAAACGAGATAGGATTATCATCCGTTCCCGGCTGCACCATCATCACGGCTGTACCGATGGAGAGGTCCAACAGGAACTCACCAATCACCATATCGAAGTTCGACTGCTTTAGTGCAGCAAACATCTTCTCGGTGTACTGGTCGAGAACGACTTGCGCTTGATAACGCTGATCTTCTGGAATCTCTGGTCCCGGCTCTAGGCGGCACCACTTACGCTGCGGCGGGAAGATACCGGACTGCATCCGGTTAGCGAATCGTTGAATTGAATTGATTGCCGTCGAGTCGAACACTCGTGCCATCTTCTTCTGGCCGGGGCTACGTCCTTCGTACTCACCGCCATAAAGGTTACGCTGTGGCAGGCAGAACTCGTAAGCGTCTTCGTACAAATCGCGGAACAATTCTTTCTTTGCTCGTGCGAGTTTGTGCCGCTTGATGATCTCATCGACGGAGTAATTCATTTAATCTTCCTTATCCAGCTTATACTTTTCGAGTAGGTTACGACCTTTAGCGGCAAGTCGTGCTGCGGATGCGGCAGTGCGCGGCACAGGCTCACCCCATGCGTTCGCAGCGAGTGCCAAGCGTGTCGGCTCACCTTTATCGTTAACCAATGGCCCACTCGGATTGGTGTAGAACCGAGTGAGGAAAGACCCTTTGCGTCTGGCTTTCTCGCCAGTGGGGGATGACTCTTTGACTCCGGGCTTTAAGTTCTTGCTCTCACCCGAGGCTTCGAACTTTCTGCGACCGGCTTCTGTCAATCCACCTTCAGGGTCTTTGTACTTACTCATGTCGTGCCGTCAGTTCGCAAAACAACCCAGCAAGCGATGTTCGTTGATGCGTTACCCGACGTAATGCTGGGCTTAATAAAGCGAGGCTCAGTCAGCATCTTTTCAATTGAATCTGCTGTCAAAATCATTGAGCCAACATCGTGCTTTTTAGTCACAGCAAAGTTACTGCCGTCGTTCGACCCCAATATATTCAGGTTAGCGCTGC